ATGCTGACCGACACTGCGATCCGGAAAGCCGCGGCAAAAGAGAAGTCCTATAAACTCAGCGACAGCGGCGGTTTATATCTTCATGTCACGCCGGCAGGTGGAAAACACTGGCGTCTCAAATATCGTTTTGCCGGCGCAGAGAAGCTGCTCTCAATCGGGCCGTACCCAGCTATATCGCTGACAGACGCTCGAAAGGCGAGGGACACTGCCAAAAGCGCCCTTCGTGATGGCAAGGATCCTGGCGTCCTGAAAAAGCTACACAAACTCACGAAGGCGCAACATTCGGGAGACACGTTTGAGGTGATCGCGCGGGAATGGTTTGGTCTGAATAAATCCAAGTGGATCGGTCATCATGCAGACGACGTCATTCGGTCGCTCGAAAACGATATCTTTCCGCTTATCGGCAACATTCCAATCCGCGATGTCACCGCCCCGCTGGTCTTGGCTGCGCTGAGGCTCGTTGAAAAGCGCGATGCCGCCGACACAGCGAGGCGCATTCGGCAGCGCATGAGTGCGATCTTCGTCTATGCGATATCGTCTGGAAAGGCCGAGACTGACCCGGCGGCCGTCGTGCTCGGTGCAATGGCTCCCGTATCTAAAGGACGGCTACCAGCCATCACGAAGTTGCCGGACGCGAAAACTATGCTTCACAAGGTGGAAGCAGAGATCGCTCATCCGGTCACCAAGCTTGCGCATCGTCTCCTGGCACTCACCGCGTTACGACCTGGCGTGATCGCCTCGACACCATGGCACGAACTCGATTTCATAGAAGACGGCCTCTGGCTCGTTCCAGCAAGTCGAATGAAGCTCAAGTTGACGCAGAAGCAAGACGAGGCACGTGATCACTTGGTTCCGGTTACCAATCAGGTTCGTGAAGTTATTGACGCCTTGCGGACATTGACAGGCCGCGGGCCGTTGGCATTTCCAAATCAGAGGCATGCCCACAAGCCGATGAGCGAAAATGCGATAGGATATCTGTTGAACCGCGCCGGATTCCACGGAAAGCACGTTCCACATGGATGGCGGTCGACTTTCAGCACAACGATGAATGAACGATACCCGGCTGATCGGGCGATCGTCGATCTCATGCTTGCACACGTTCCAAAGGATCGTGTTGAAAGCGCCTATAACCGCGCGCTTCATATCGGGCGTCGGAAGGAGCTGGCCCAACTGTGGGCGGACATAATCCTCGAAGGGGCTCCACCAGCTGTCGAACTACTAAAAGGTCCGCGTCGTTAATGTCGCGGATCATATTTTTATCATGCTGTCAAGTGACATTGACAAATTTGTCAGTTTACAGCATAACCTCATCATGTCTTCGCTTCCCCAATATTCCCAAACGGGTTGAGGGGAAGGCGGCGCAGCCGGTGACATTAGCCCTGAAGGTCAACCACATGAACATCGCCTTCCACAGCGGCTTCAGCCGCAGTTAACGCGCGTCGTTGGTTGACCTAGCGGCGCCCATAGAGGAGACACGCCGCATGCATACTGGTGCCGCCAACGACAATTTCCCCGAACGATTGCTTAAGCTTCGCGAAGTCCGTGCGATTACGTCGCTTGGGACATCGACGATCTATCGCCGCATGTCCGTCGGCACCTTCCCCAAACCATTGGTGCTCTCTGATGCATGCGTGCGCTGGAAGGAATCGACAGTGCTCGCGTGGATCTCTGCCTTGCCGGTAGCCGCCTGATTTCTGGACATCGGCACCGCTGATCCCGACAATCAAATACATCACGTATCAAATCATTTGCCGACCGGCCGAGCGCCGGCGAAGGAGGATTATTTGCGCATTTCTGACACCAGCAGACCCGTTCACGGATATGGGTTGATGATATACAGCGACGGCGAAAAGAATGTCTGCGGCTTTCTCGATGGCTCTCCAGTCCTCGTCCCGACGGGCGTAGGCAAAGAAGACGACCGCCGCCGCTTTCGCTTCTCAGAGGGCGAGCGGGAACTGCGCACCAAGGGCGATATTTTTTGCGCAGACATGGGAACGGCCGGTTTCGTCCGGCAGGCTATCAACGAGAAGTTGGAGCGGGACAGGGATGCCGCGAATGCTTTTCGCATTGTCGAGACCCATGTGTCGCGGCGTCGCCGTTATGAATTTCTAAATGTCTCAACGGTTCGTCTTCAAACAGGTGACATCGAGACACTAGGCTTCACTCTCGAGGCTCCGAGCTACGAGGTTCAACAAGAGGGAAGGCGTGAGTTTGGTCAGCTTTTGGATGCCGTCGGCCTAACCAGCATCGACGACAGCAACGAACTACATGGGCTTACGGCCACGTTTGAAATCAGAAACGGCGATCGCGTCTTCAAGCGGTGGGCGGCTTAATATGCAGGTGCTCAACTTAACACCCGTCGCTCGGCAAGGCGGCGGGTCCGTCAAGATTGTGGCGACCTTCGATATCGAGCTTTCAAACGAGGTCCGCCTCTACGGCCTCCGATTGCTCGAGGCGACCGACGGAAAGCGGTTCGCATATGCGGCCCAAGCAGGGAACCGGCGTTCCGCGACCTTCTCCCGATCCCTCTCCGAAGCAATCACAGCAGCAGCATCGTTCGAACTGGAGGCAGCAACAGCCAATGACCTTTCCCAGAGCGCAGCCTGAGCCGACATACCTAAACCCCAGAGAAATTGCCGCGGCGCTCGGCGGAACGGCGCGAGGCAACCAGATATCGGCGCCAGGTCCTGGCCACTCCAGAAAAGATCGATCCCTTCGCATCCTTATTGATCCGTTGGCGCCGGAAGGCTTTGTCATCCATGCCCACGCCGGGGAGGATCCAATCGAGATGCGAGACTATGTCCGCTCAAAGGCTGGCTTACCCAACTGGGAGCCCGATCGGAAAGAACGACCCGCGCCAACATCACACGTGCGTCTCGTGAAGTCGGCCGAGCCTCCGAAGCCATTCAGCGACTCTCATCTAATCGCTCGCGGGTATCACCATGCGGTGACTTACGACTATGCGTCGACCGACGGCGAGGTGCTGTTTGAAGTGCTTCGATACGAGCACCCAACCGAAACGAAGACATTCATTCAGCGGCAACCCGATGGTCAGGGCGGCTGGCTGAATGGTCGTGGCGATCCAGTCCTGTACCGGCTGCACGAGCTCGTTGCGAATACCTCCGATCCAGTATTCGTCACAGAGGGCGAAAAAGACGCTGATCGGCTTGCAAGCCTTGGCTACTTGGCAACGACTGTACCAAATGGCGCATGGCCCGACGATCTGTCGGCGCTGTCCGGTCGTACCATCTACGTGCTCGTCGACAACGACGTGCCCGGCGATAAGAAAGCGTCGACCGCCATGGGCCGCCTAGAGGGCATTGCCACCGTATACCGGATCGATCTGCCAGACCTGCCTCAGAAGGGCGATGTCAGCGACTGGCTCGATGCGGGGCACTCAGTAGATGAGTTAGAGAAACTCTGCCTTGCTACAGCCCCGGTGCCGGCAAATGACAACGCGCCAGCCATTCAGCAGCTATCGATCTTCGAATGGACGGTCGACCGCTTTGTCGGTGAGGCGCCAGCGGTCGAATACCTTGTGGACGGTGTCATTCCCCTCGGAATTCCCGGCATGGTGTCAGCGGCCGGTGACACTGGCAAATCGTTCGCGCTCCTCGAATTGCACCGACGAGTGGCGTTCGGATCCGGCATCTACGCTCCGCCCATCTTTGGCGGCAAGGTCGTGGGCGAGGGCACGTCCGTGATGATCACCAGCGAAGACGATGCCAATGAGGTGCACCGCCGCATTGCAGCGTTGGACGCGAAAGGCGACCGGTTTGGAACCGCTGGTAAGCGCATGATCGTTGTTCCCCTGCCATCGGCCGGCGGAGCGAGAGCGTTCTGGAAGGAGGACCGAAAGCTCGGCTTGGTTGAGACCGACGAATTCAAACGAATTTGCGATCAACTGAAGGAGCTACAAAGTCTCCGTCTGGTGACATTCGATCCGCTGGCAAGTTTTGCACACGTAGCGCTAAACGAGGATCCGACGGCGGGCCAGTTCGTATGCTCGTCATTGGCAAGACTGGCCACAGAAACGGGCGCAACGATTTTGACGGCGCATCACATGCGTAAATCAAAGGCGCCCATTGAGACGCTGGCTGATGCACGCGAAGCGATCCGAGGCAGCACGGCGCTCGTAGACGGACTTCGTTTGGCCTACGCAATGTGGCCGGCTGACGAGGCGAGGGCGAAGCGGACCTGCAAATCCCTTGGCATCCAGTACCAGCCCAACCGGATCGTGCTCGGCGGTGTCGTGAAGGCGAACGGCGCTGCCCGGCGCATCATGAGCACTTATGCCCGCAGCGATTCCGGGCTGCTCGTCGACAAAACATCTGGCTTGGGTGTGTCGGCTCCTGCTCAGGATGATCTGCGCACAGCGCTTGTCGTCGCCATTGAGGCTGCCGCCAATGCCGGTTCACCATTCACGAAGACGGGCGCTAGCGGACTATTCGAGATGCGCGAGCGTCTGCCGGAAGAACTCCGAAGGGTCGCCAAGGGAAGGCTGGATGCTTTGGCAGCCGAGGCGCTTGAACGAGGCGAGATAGTAAGGGCGGCCGCCAAGGGAGAAAAGACTGCAAAGTGGCTCGATGTACCAGGCGGAATGTTCGCTATCGGCCTTGGAAACTTCACAACGGGAGCGCCTCGCTAACATTCCCAAACCGTTCCCAGAAATGCTTGGGAACGAGTGGTTCCCACGGGAATGGGAACGTTAAGTGTTTGAAAATAAACGATATCCCATTCCCATTCCCAGCGTTCCCAAGTTTTTTGGGAACGGCTAAGGTATTGAAAATAAACGCATTCCCAGGTTCCCAGCATTTACCCTTCTAGAGAAGGGGAGGCGTCTGGGAACGCCATCCCCGATTAGAAAGGAAGACACGAGCATGCCAATTCGCGTGAGAGTTCAAAACATAGGCGGCCCGTTCCCCGGCAAAGGCGCCGCGCCGACCATGGCCCACGACAAGATACTGCCTCGCGGCACGCGGGCAGCTTTCGAAGCGCTGAACGACGCCGCAGCAATGCGGCCAACGATCACAGATGCTGGCTCACTGGTGGCCGCGAATGACAACAAGCCGGAGCGTGAAGCCACGAGGACCCGGCCGAGCAGGGAATTACGTCTAACCAAAACCCAGGCGGACTTCCTACGCAGTGGCGAAGGCAGCGTTCATCGGAAAGTAAACGACCGCACCGAACTGATCCTAGGGCAAAGGAAGATGCTTGCCTGGCGCAGGCTCGACGATGGGGCGTACGGGTTGGGACTTTCGGCAAAAGGTGAGGCGGCATTGTCACGTTACCGAAATCGGGAAACGAGGGGTTGAATATGGAACGCAATACCACAGAACACCGAGCCGCCGTTGATGCATGGCGCGTCACTGCTCCCAAGCATGACCACGAGATTTTCGGGCGAAAGCTGAAAACCGAAAAGCCGCGCCACCGTGATTTGACGGAACTGTCGGCGCTCCTGGCGATGAGAAGCAGGCCGATCGGTGTTGCCGAAGGCGTGGAAGAGCCGGCAGAGATTCCGGCTATTTCGGCGAATTGGAGCCTCATCCCTGCAAATGACAATCAGGCGCCCGATGAAGGCTTCGATTCCGAACGCGCCGTCGAATATGAGCCGAGCCTGGATAAGATCGAGGCGGCGATCGAAGATCTCCCTGTGAGCTATCGCGCTGAGCCGATGCTCCTCGATGGTTTTTCGGTAAGTGGGATTAGGAAAGAAGTGCATTCCATCCCAACGGGTGGCGACGTCGAGTATGGGATCCATGTGGACGAGAAGATGGTCGATGGCCAGAAGGTGCTCACCCGCCACAAGGTCATTGTCCGCATCGGCAAGCTTCGGTTTAGCGACGGATCTCAGACAGAGCGGGGTCAGAAGCTTATTCTCGACAAGGTCGTTGACGCAGATATCCCAATGCCGGTGGGCGCCATGCTGGGCAGTCGCGAGAAATCGACGAGAGACAGAGGCTCTGAGACCGATGCATCCGGGAGCAATTCCCACTACCGCTGGATGGTGACGGGTCGAACCGCCACGCCACCTAAGCTGAGACCCAAGAAGGGAGAGAGATTGGCCATCTCCAAGGGGGAGGCCCGGCGAATGCTTGCTGAGGCGTACGCCAACACATCGGTTCTTCCGGAAGTGAAGCGGTATCCTGATGCCTTTCCTTATGGCCCAACGAACCTGCGGCAACTTTTCATCGGCGGCCGGAAAGGAAAGAAAGGCGAGTCTGGAAGCCAAGCCTGGGCCGATATCTTCACTGAGCGCGAAAACCGCGAGATATTTAACCGCGGTCTAGACGCAATGCAGGAAAAGCATATCCGCATTCTGACCGAAGCCATGAGTGCCAAAAGTCTAGCTGAGCTTGGAGAGGCGCGCGGTTACCGTGGCAGGCATGCAGTTGATGCTGGACGCCGTCTTCTTCGAGCGGCCAACGACAACTTCCAGCAGGCTATGGAGCTTGCCAAGTACGCAGCTGAAACCTGAGGGAAGTTTATTGCAGCTCATCCCCCTTTAAGGATGAAGGGGATGGTGAACGCCATCCTCCATCCTTTCCGGGCGCACAAATAGTTGCGACGGACGCTCGGCGAGAGATCAGCCGGGCGTAACTACCTGGCCGCACCGTGGCTGCTTCTGCGAAAACGGGCATTTTCTGGTAACTATTTGATGTGTTGCGGCAGTAGCGCGAAATGCTGCCGATCGGCGATATGCCCACATCAAGTTCATCTGCGAGACTGGCGTTGTAAACCAGTCATCGTCGGGATGGCCTCTGCCTGCGAATGGTGGGCAGCATAGCGAGTGCACCGCTGGCCATCCCATCATCTAGGTACACCGTGGTCTCGTCTCTGCCTTCTGGTATGCGCCCACGGTACAGCATCGGCAGTTCTAGGGCCTGGCCCGCGACATCGCCTCGCGCCTTACCGGCCCGCGGTGGCTGCCTACTCCCATTGCCTTGGCGCCATCTCCTCCTCTGGCGACGAGGCAGTCTTGCGGCAGGTTGAGGTCCGGATAGATAAACCGGTCGCCTCCCTGCCGCTTTCGCTATTTAAGTTTTGACGCCGCCTTGTTGGCAGCGTCGCGATCAGGACCGTGCTTTTTTACGATCTTGTCCGCTTGCTCTCGGCTGATGCCGTGCTTCTTGGCGAAGTATGAGACCTCATATGGTTCGCCTCCAGCAACCTTGTTACGGTCTGCTGCTCCACGCTTGCTCTTGTCGTCTGCCATCACAGGTGTCCTCCTTCCAACTGCAGGTGCTGAACGTATGACGGAATCCAAGGTTCCCGATCGGCGGTCTGCCGAAGCACGAAAGTACCGCAAATGGTACCGCCTCAAGGCATGGAAGGACGCTCGATCATTCCAGTTGGCAAGACAACCGCTTTGTGAGCGCTGTCTCCAGTCGGAGACAGTTGCCGAAGCAACAGTCGTGAACCATCGCACACCTCACAGAGGAGATTGGGCGCTGTTTATCGACCCGAACAACCACGAGAGCGTGTGCGCTCCGCACCACGACGGACTGATCCAACGCGAGGAGAAGCGCGGTTATGTCATAGGATGCGACGTGAACGGACGCCCTCTCGACCCCGCCCATCCATGGAACAGGTGACGGAGGGGGTGGAACGCGAGCTCCAGCCGTCCGGCCGCCGTACCTGTGGCCCTCCTTCGTTCGCACCGAGAGCAAATCTGAAGTGGGGGGATGTTCACCATCCCCGTAGGGGATGATCGTGGACGATAGCGAGTCTCTTGCTCAGCAAGAACCAGATTGGGCTTCTAGCTACCCTGACGCAACAGATTCCGAAGAGGCGAGCCGGCAATGGCAGGCAGTAATGTCTGATCTTTCTGCAGCCGGCACTATCGCCGACGCCAACGGGCATACCGTCGTGAGGCTAGTGGAATTCCGAGTGCAGTATCGCAAAGCCGCCAGGCATGTGGCTGAGCATGGAGCGCTCCTTTCCAGCAAGCGAGCAAAAATTGGCCAGTGGAATCCCAACTGGAGCGCGATGCAGCAAGCAGATGCCCGGATCGTCGTGCTCGAGGCCAAGCTCGGATTGGATCCGGTGAGCCGCGGCAAGACGACGAAGGTGGCGCGTGGCAAGAAGAAAAGCAGAGCGGCCGACGCATACCTTAAGCCCAAAGGGGACTGATCCGACGACGCAATACGCGCTGGACGTCGTATCTGGCAAGATCGTCGCGGGCGAACACCAGGCGGCAGCTGCGGAGCGCCATCTTCGTGACCTGAAGGATGGCGCCAAGCGCGGACTTCATTGGCGGCCAGAACTAGCAGCGAGAGCTATCAACTTTGCGCCGGCAGTTCTTTCGATTACGGCCGGCGCCGCCGAGGGTAATCCGTTCAATCTTCTCCCCTGGCATTCCTTCTGTACTGGCAGCCTGTTCGGCTGGCGCCGTGACAGCGGGCGAATGCGGTTCCGTTCCGCATGGGTCGAGACCGGCAAAGGGCAGGCTAAGTCGCCATGGATGGCCGCAATGGGCCTCTACATGGGTGGCTATTATGGCGTCAGGCGCGCTGAGGTCTACTCCATCGGTCAGGATCGTGCGACGGCAAACGTCCTATTCAAAGACGCTGTTGCGATGTGCCGCGCACCCATCCCCGGGGGCGAGGAAGACGACGAGGACTCCCTTGTTTCCCGCGGCGAAGTCATAATTCGCGGCGAGGGCGATAACGCATGGAAGATCGAATTTCCGGAGGTCGGCGGTAAATTTCAGTCACTGGCGAACGGTCAGGCGATCAGCGGGCCGCGGCCTATCATGGTTGCGGCTGACGAGATCCATGAATTTCGCGACAACTCGTCGATCGAGACCTGGAAACGCGCGCTGGGCAAAATGCCTGGCGACGCACTCATGCTGCTTGGAACAAATACGCCAGCCTCGACACAGATCGTAGGCACTGAGTACTCCGAGTTTTATCAAAAGGTAGTCACCGGCGAGATAAACGACGATGAAGCCTTTGCCTTCATTGCTCGTGTCGACAAAGCGGACCGCGACACTGTTTTCGACAACGAGGCGGTTTGGCAGAAGTCTCTTCCGGCGCTGGGCGTGACGTTCCCAGTCGAGAACATCCGTGGCGAGGTAAACACCGCTCGCGTCTTGCTTTCGACTGCGTTCTCCGTGAAGCGTCTATATTTCGGAATACCGATCGGCGCGGCGGACTTCTGGATCTCGGAGGATGCGTGGGCTGCGGTTCAAAAACCAGTGGCGGTAAATGAGCAAAAGGGCCGAAAATGCTGGCTCTCGCTCGACCTTTCGGACAAAAACGACCTCACTGCGCTAACGGCTGTTTGGATCGACGACCACGGCCAACTCTACGCAAAAACTTGGTATTGGACGACGAAAGAGGGGCTCGCACAGCGAGGTCTTGCCGACAACGCCAAGTACGTTGAATGGTCAGAAGATCCGAATGTCAATCTGACTTCAGTCTCTGGCGCCGTCATCGACAAAACCTTTGTGGCGGCTGAAGTTCAGAAGCTTTGCGCCGAACACGACGTTCAGTTTATGGCGTTCGACCCTGCTGGCATCGCCGACTTCATTGGGGCCTGTGAGCAGATCGGCTTTCCAGTTTGGAAATACGAAGGTCCAGACAAACCAGAAGGCGTTGGCCTGAAGCTAGTTTCTCATGGCCAAGGTAAGCGAGTAGCATTCGAGGATCGCGCACTTTGCATGCCACGATCGATCGAGCGTCTCGAGGATCGAATTCTGGAAAAGTCGATCACCATCGATGCATCACCCGTTACGTACATGTGTGCCGGCAACGCCATGGTCGACGCAGACGGGCAGGGCAACCGCGCCTTCGACAAAAAGCGATCGCGCGGTCGAATTGACGGAATGGTGACGATCGCCATGGCTACAGGCGCAGCGGCCGACGGCTTGCCGGGCGTTGTGCCTCCGCCAACGTCCCCATGGGATGATCCAAACTTCCAACTTATGGCGGGATAATGGCTATCAAAGACTGGTTTTCCCGCCAAAACGGGACGAAAGCGCAGGAAACGCGCGCAACAATCGAAAACCCCACGGTTCCGGTGAGCTCAGAGAATTTCCTGGCGTTCTTCGGCGTACAGAGTGCAAATCTTCCGGCTGTCACGATCGACAGCGCGTTGAACGTACCCGCCGTCATGGCTGCGGTGGCGTTCATGTCCCGCACCTTAGCGGCGCTGCCGCGGCACGCATATCGCGAGACCAAAGAGGGCGCGAAGCGGGTAGGCGGCAGGCTCGAGACGGTCGTCAATTCGGCACCGAACGACACGATCGGCTCCTTCGGCTTCTGGCAGTGGTTCTGGCAGCAGGTATTCACCGGTGGTCGGGGCTTGGCGTACATCGAGCGTACGCCGCAGGGTATTGATTCGCTCTGGCCGATGGATCCGACCAAGACCACGATCAAGCGCGTGGGCATGAAGGTCGTCTATCAGTTTGAGAACAAAGAGTATGGCGCGGCCGACGTGATCGACGTGCCGTTTATGCGCCGCAGCTGCGGGTTGAAGCACTACGGCCCGATTCATAAGGCGTCCAAGGCTATCCAGCTTGCGATAGCCATGAACGACTACGGCTCTAATTTCTTCTCAGGTGGCGGTGTTCCTCCGCTAGCGCTGGAAGGGCCGCTCCCGGCTGGCGCCGAGGCGATGAAACGCGCCCAGGCTGATATCAAGCGTTCCGTCGATGCCGCCAAAAATGCTGACGAGCCGATCTTTCCAATCCCGGCAGGCTACAAGTTGTCGCCAGTCGGCATTGATCCCGCCAAAGGCCAGATGGTTGAGGCGCGGCGGTTCCAGGTCGAGGAAATAGCACGTGCCTACCAGTTGCCGCCGGTGTTCCTGCAGGATTTGACGCACGGCACCATGGCCAATACCGAACAGCAAAACTTGATGCTTGTTCAGCACCTTATTGGACAGTGGGCCAAGGCGTTAGAGGATGAGCTTAACTTGAAGTTCTTCGGTCGCTCCGGCGGTTCACGCTACGTGAGACATGTGCTCGACGGATTGATGCGTGGCGACTTTGCGACCCGCATGAATGGCCTGGCGAAAGCAGTTCAGAATGCATTGCTGACACCGAATGAAGCGCGAGCGCTGGATGACCGCCCGGCGAAAAAGCACGGCGATGACCTATTCCTTCAGGGTGCTACCGCGCCGTTGGGCACGGCTACATACGGCCAGAAAAATAAGGCCGAGCCACCTGCCAACGACAACAAACCAGACGATGAGGCTGACGCCGCATGACGACAAACATTGAAAAGCGCGCATCCGGCCTCGGCGTCGAGGTGCGCGCGGACAGCGATAAGCGAACGCTTGTCGGCTATGCGGCAAAGTTCGACCGCCTCGCCAGCATCGGCGGATACTTCGACGAGAAGATCGCCGCCGGCGCGTTCACCGATGCCATTAAGGGCGACATTCGCGCGTTGGTCGACCACGATCCTGGCCGCGTTATCGGCCGCACAAAGAGCGGTACGCTTCGGCTTCGGGAAGACGGTGTCGGATTGGCTGTCGAGATAGATATTCCGAACACGAGCGACGGCAACGACTTGTGGGAGCTGGTGTCCAGGCAGGATATTTCCGGCATGAGCTTCGGTTTTCGTGTCACCAAGGAAACTTGGGATGAAACTGGCGCGACCCCGGTGCGCACGATTGAAAAGCTCGAGCTTCATGAGGTATCGGCAGTCGCTTGGCCCGCATACGAAGACACGACAATCGGCCTTCGCTCGCTTGATGCGGCAAGGGCTGAGGGGGGGTCCGCAAGCCGGAACGCAGCCGCCGCTGCGCGACGTGTAGCCGAAAAGCGCGCGTCGCTCGAGCAGAAGATTAGGGGCATCCGGCAGGAAGCCTCGTAGTCCACCCGGCGACACGCCGGAGGGCAGGGCTTCCTGCCATTTCACCACCCACAAGCTCGCTTTCGGCGGGCTTTTTTATTGGAGAAAAGCATGTCTTTGAAAGACCTGAACGAGAAGCGCGGTAAGCTCGTACACGACGCCCGCGAAGCTCTCGACGCCATCAAGGCAAATACCGACGAAGCTCGCGCAGCTGAACTCGACGCCCGCCACGACACCATCATGGCTGAGTTCGACAAGATCGAAAAGCAGATCGAGCGTGAAGAGCGTACGGCTGCGATCGAAGCCCGTTTTGAGCAGCGTCGTGCACAGCAGCGCCCGATATCCGCCGACGGCGAGCAGCGCGGCCAGGACGAAGGCGACAAACTCGACTACCGCCACGTATTCGCGAAGGTAGTCTGCGGCGGCATTGATGACCTCAGCGCCGAGGAGCGAGCAGTGCTGAAGCAGGGCGTCGCTAAGTTCGAGCAGCGCACTCAGACCGCAGGCACGACGACTGCCGGCGGCTTCACCGTTCCGACTGAACTGGCCAACGAGATCGTTCGTAGCATGTTGGCCTGGGGCCCCATGTACGATGAAGACGTTGCGCGCGTGATTACGTCGTCGGCCGGCAATCCGATGAAGGTCCCGACCGTCAACGATACCTCCAAGTCTGCCGGTGCCCACACGGAAGGCACGGCTCTGACCGATGACGGTTCGGAAGATGCCACCTTCGGGCAGAAGTCGCTCGATGCATATGTGTTCGACACCGAATTCATTCGGTGGTCATTTGAGCTCGATTCAGACTCGATCTTCTCGATGGAAGCGCTTCTCGCTGACCTGTTGGGCGAGCGCCTCGGTCGCGTCGCAAATGCGCAGCTTACGCTAGGAACCGGTTCGTCTGCCCCGAATGGCGTTGTTACGGCATCGACGCTCGGCAAGACCGCTGCATCTGCCACGGCGCTGACCTGCGACGAGCTTATTGACCTTGAGCACTCGGTCAATCGCGCCTATCGCAAGTCTCCGAAGACGGCGTTCATGATGAACGATCTGACCGTCAAGGCGGTGAGGAAGCTGAAAAATAGCGACGGCGACTATATCTGGTCAGCCGGCGACGTCACTCAGGGCCGTCCAGCTACGCTGCTCGGCTACAAACTGAACGTAAACGACTCGATGGCCGATATTGCCACGGGACAGAAGACCGTTCTCTTCGGTGACTTCAACAAATACTTCGTCCGTAAGGTCGGCTCTCCGGTGATCGGTGTCCTCCGTGAGCGGTTCTGGCCGGATCTCGGGATTGCTGGCCTTATCCGCTTCGACGGAGAGCTCGCAGACACGGCTGCAATCAAGCACCTCATCCAGGCGTAGTGAATACGCGGGCTGGCCTAACGGCTGGCCCGCCCTTCTTTCAGGAGGCGACATGCTTTTGAAAATGACTGCCGGACTATCCGGCCCGCTGTTCAATCTGTCGCCTGGCGACGAATACGATTTCGATACGGATGAAGCCGAGCGCCTGAAGGCTGCTGGTTTTGCCGTAGAGGCCGAGCTTGAAATCAAGGCTCCGGCGAAGACTAAGAAGGGCAAAGCCGATGTGGTATCCAGCGAAAGTGACGGATCCGGCGACGGCGGAGCCGGTAACACTCGATGAAGTGAAGCGTCGGCTGCGTATCGACTTTGAGGATGACGACGCCGACATCGAACTGATGATCGCGTCGGCTCGAGACCATGCAGAAAAATACTGCAACGTCCGCTTCGCCAGCCAGACCGTTGAAATGAAGTGCGATGGATTCTGCGATCTCGATCGGCTGCCGGAGGCACCCGTTTCGTCGGTCACGTCCATTTCGTATGTCGACACTGACGGCGCGGCACAGACGTTGGCGACAAGCGTTTATGAACTTCGGGCAGATGCCCTAGAGGCGGCGATCGTCACAAAATACGGAGAGCAGTGGCCGCCTATTCGGCTGGGATCGCGCATCACAGTCACGGCTGTCGTCGGCTACGCCGAAGCACCTCCTGCCGTTAAGCATGCAATTCTTTTGTTCATCGCTGATGCCTACGAGGCTCGCGAGAACGCGAAGATTGAAGATTGGACGGCACTTGATGCCCTTCTCTGCAACTACAGGCGCGGCGCATAGGCCGGCAAAAGGAACTTCAAATGGACCTCACAATTTCCGCGAGCGCAGTGATTGCTGGCTCCGGCGTACCGACTGAGCGCGGCATTGCCGGCGCAACTATTGCGGCTGGCGACGTCGTGTATCTCGACAGTACGACAACTGGTAAATGGCAACTTGCCGATAGCGACGCCGCTACTTCCGCAGCGCGCGGCCTCGGCAAGACCGGCATAGCGCTCAACAGCGCTTCACTGAACCAGCCGCTTATTGTCCAGACGTCCGGCGCCATAACGCTTGGCGCTGTTCTAACGGCGGGAACCGCTTACTACCTTAGCGACACGCCCGGCAAAATCTGCCCTGTTGCGGATATTACTGGCGGCGACTACTTCACGCTCCTTGGCCTTGCATCTTCGACGTCTGTCCTGAATCTCGACATTCAGTATTCCGACGTAGCGAGCTCGTAATGAGTGACGGAGGGGCCGGTGCATTGCGCGAGCGCGTCTCTTTCGCCAAGCGCAATGAGCAAGAAGATTCTTACGGCAATGTCGTGTCCGAGTGGATAGAGCAATTCTCTGACGCGGCAACGTACAAGCACCTGCGGGGCGGCGAAACGGTAATTGCGGCGCGCTTGGAAAACAGGCATCCGCAGGTTATCCGCGTGCGCGCCCACGCAAAGACGCGCTCTGTGACTGCCGATTGGAAGTTGACCGACAAGCGAAGCGGCGTCGAGTACGCCATTCGGGACGTCACGGCGACCGTCGACAACAAGTGGATTGATTTCCTCTGCGAGCGAGGCGTCGCTGTATAACGGTCAATGAGGGTGTGCGAATGGTCCAAGGTATAGGCGCGCTTAATAAGGCGGTTGCCGCTATTCCGAAGCGCGTAGAATTGGCAGCAAGAGCCGCCATGGAGAAGAGCGCAGACGAACTTGTTGCCATGATGAAGCGGCTTGTTCCGGTTGAAGACGGCGATCTGCGCGCTTCAATCGGCTGGACGTGGGGCAATGCTCCTGCTGGCGCCAAGGTGCTCACGCAGACCGATCCAGACGAGCGTGGCCTGAAGATTACGGTCTATGCCGGAAGCCAGAAAGCCTACTACTCGGCCTTCGTCGAGTTTGGCACGGCTCCGCATAACGTTGCGACAGGCGGCGGAAACAAGAACTTCAGCGGCACCGCAAATGCGCATCCTGGCAGCAGAGCCCAGCCATTTTTCTTCCCATCGTATCGCTCCCTGAAGAAGCGAATTCAATCGCGCATCCGTCGCGAGATGAAGAAGGCTATCAAATTCGTTGGGCCGGTCACGCAGAGTGAAGCCGACTAGGAGCGCTGATGAGTCCATCAATTGAACTGCAAAAGCTCCTGTACGACACGCTGAAGGCCGACGTAGCAGTCATGGCAATAGCCGCTGGCGTTTATGACAGAGTGCCCCCCTCGCCATACGGAACGAAGAACGCATACATCAGCTTCGGCCCATCGGACGTTGTCGACGATAGCGCGGATTGCTCCATAAGCGGCACGCACACGTTTCAGATTGACGTCTGGAGCAGGGCGGTAGGCCAAGTCGAGGCGAAGACGCTCGTGGATCTGATTTATCGCGCCTTGCACGAGCAGGAGCTTGTGCTGGCCGAGAACGCGCTTGCTGAGATCCGTGTCGACTTTCGACGCGTCTTCACCGATTCCGATGGCCTGACGACACACGGCGTCGTGAGCGTAACGGCCAGCATCGAAGAGCCAGAATAATGGCCACTGGAGGCGATATGGCCTGGATGATTGTTCGCCAAGAGGTGAACTGGTCGCGCCCTAAAAGCAAATTTAGCTTCAACGCCAAGCCGAAGCCGGAGCCGCAAAGCTTCCCGCATGACTTCGTCGATTACGCCGTTTCAATCGGACGAGCGACGAGAGCAAAGCCGCCAAAGCGGCGAATATCCGAAAAATAGGGCGTGTAGCCCACCACCCTACCAAGCCGCCAGTGAGCGGTTTTTTTATTGGAGAAATCAATGACAAGGGCTACGACTGCCAACTTCCATCAGCTTGTCCTCGAGGTCGAAACGACTGCGGGCAGCGGCGTCTATTCTCGCCTGTGCGGCCTTACTTCGCGCGGTATCAATCGCCAGAGCAACATGTCGACGTCCGAAGTTCCGGACTGCGATGACGAGTCCCTGCCGGCCGCTGTTGAACGCGCCGTTCAGTCCCAGGAAGTCACCATTTCCGGTTCCGGCGTATGGGCGTCTCAGAGCCACGAGACCATGCTTGATTGGTGGTATTCCGGTGCGACCAAGAGCGTCCGCGTCCAGCACGTAAACGCCGCCGTCGGCGACACAGAGTACGAAACCGGCAACGCCTATCTCGTCTCCATCAACAACCAGGCGGAACGCGGCACCAAGGTGACGGCCGAAATCGAAGTGCAGTTCGACGGCATCCCGACGCGCACCAATAAGGCCGCTTAATGCGCGGCGCCGAGGAGATTGTCTGGCCAGGCGGAGAGCATGCTTTCCGCCTTGGCATTGGCGAACTGCGAGCTATCGAGCAGCGCAGCGATGCCGGCTGTGCAGTCGTGATGATGCGTCTGCTTTCTTCCCAGTGGAAGATCGACGACGTCGTCGGCCCGATCAGGCTGGGCTTGGTCGGTGGGGGGATGTCCGAGCGCGATGCGCAGAAGGCGGTTGAGGCTGCCCTCGATGTGGCCAGCCCATATGCGCTCGCCGTAACTTCGGCAGAGATAATCCGGCGCTTCATCATGTGGGAGACAGCAGACCGGCCGGGGGAGCCGGAGGCGGGGATAGCGGCGGAAAGCAACTAGACCCGCTGCCCAATGGAGCGACTCGGTGGTCGACATATTACGCGGCCGGCGCGGTCATGGGCTTCCCACCACGCGATATCGACGACATGACGCTCTGGGAGTTTGCCGTGTGCTACGAGGGATATCGTAAGGCGCACGCAAGTGAAGAAGAAGCTCCGCCAGCAATGAATGACGACGTGGCCGCCGATCTTGGCATTGAGGGCTTTTAGTTGCCGTCGAGCGCGCGAAGTGTCTGCTTGTTGCGCTCCAAAAGCTCGCTTGTTTTTGCTCCGCTGGAATACTTTGCGCCGTACTCTAGCGACGCAAAGTAGCCAACGCCGGCAATCACTGCGACGCAAGCCGTGGCCAGTAATGCTTTGAGCCAGTTATCCATGGTTCCCCTCTTTTTTGAGCGCACTATCGCAGATTGTGTAGCTTTTGTCCATAAAGGTGAATAATGGCCGCTGACGATACTGCTCGCCTGCTTGTCTCGATTGAGGCCACACAGAAGCGCTTTGAGAAGCAACTTGCTTCGATCGCCAAAGCGGCTGGACAGACTGCCAAGGGCATCGAAGACAATTTCAAAGGCGCCAACGATAACGTTGGCAAGAGTTTTGAGGGCGCCGGGAGGCGGTCAACGGCCTCGGTTCGGCAATCGGCCGCAGCCGTATCGAACCTATCGTTTCAGTTGAACGATATTGCGATGGGCCTTGCGTCTGGCACGTCTCCGTTCACGATCATGGTGCAGCAAGGTAGCCAGGTGGCCCAAGCCTTGCAGGGCAGCGGCGGCCTCTTGGGAGCGGTAAAGACCCTTGGCGGCGCTTTCGCCACAATGGTCAATCCAGTTTCGCTTGCTTCATTTGCGATTATCGGGCTTAGCGGTGCGCTTGTTCAGTACCTTACAACTCTTAATTCCGGCGTTCCTGACAGCGAGAAACTGCTGAAGGACCACGGCGATGTCATTAAGTCGTTTGATGAGGCGTGGGGTATCGCCGAGCAGGGCGTAAAGAAATATTCTGACGCTGTTGGGCAGATTGAACTGCAAAAGCTCAAGGATAAGTTTGGCGACCTTCAGACTGCCATAGAAACCACAGGCGATGGCCTATCGAGGGAGATCATTACCGGGCTTCGCGGTCTGACCAATACCGGCGGCACGCAAGCACTCGCTGACTTCACAGACGCTCTGCAGCTCCTGAACAAGGACATTCCTGATTTCCGTGGCCTGGCACTAGCGCTGGCCGAGATAGAGAACCAGAAGGGCGCTCCCGGGAACATCCGCGAACTGGCCAAGCAAATCCGGCTTACTGCACAGGAATCCATCCCACTTCAGGATGCCATAGAGCAGACGCAAAAGAAGCTAGATACGCTTTACCTCAGCGGCGAGCAGGCGAAGAAAATGTTTGCCTCGCTCACGGCTTCTGCGCTGGGATTGGGAGCTAGCGGCGGCGGTGCAATAAGCATTGTTGCCGACAAGATTAAGACCGAACTCATACCTGCCATGGGGCAGGCGCTTTCACAGGTCGGCGAATACGCCAAGAACCTGAATGGCCTGCAGGCGCAAATAAACAAGTCGCCATTGGGACAATTGGCGCCTCTTTATTCTGGCGGCGGGAAGTTCCTGAATTGGGACGAAAACAATACCTTTAAGGCCAACGAAAGCACCCTGCAGGCGGCTGGCGAGAGCGCCGCCGCACAGATGATTAGGGGCTTCGAGGGGTTCATTTCCACAGCTAAGTGGGACGTGAACGCATTCAGAACTGGCTTCGGCAGCGATACTGCAACGCGTGCAAACGGCCAGATTGAAAAGGTTACGAAAGATACCGTCGTTACTTTGGAGGACGCGCAACGCGACCTTTCAAGGCGGATTATCGAATTCCAGTCAGGCATCCAAAAAGCAATTGGAATCGAAACGTGGAAGTCCCTCAACGAAGCGCAGCAAGCGGCACTGACGTCGATCGCCTACAACTACGGCAGCCTGCCGGATTCCATCGTTAGGGCCATTCAAGAAGGCGGCGGCGCTGAGAAGGTTTCAAATGCAATCGCTGCGCTGTCGTCTAATCCGTCTCGACGCAAGGAAGAAGCGCAAGCATTCCTGTCTGGCACTGGCATTTCGTCGAGTGAATCCACAAAAAGGACGCCTGCCGATCTATTCAAGGGCGACGTTCAGCAGGTGCAAGCGCGCATTGACGCTCTCAATGCCGAGTATGCAGCACAAGCAAGACTAAACCCACTCGTCAATGATTACGGCTATGCGGTTGAAAAGGCCAGGATTGAGCAGGAGCTCCTATCTGAGGCGCAGCGCGCCGGTCTGGAAATCACGCCGGGATTGCGCGAGCAGATTGCGGGTCTTGCCGAAAACTACGCTAGAGCGTCCACGGCCAGCGAGCAATTGAAGACTTCGCAGCAGAACGTTGCTGACGCAGCCAGACAATTCTCCGGACTCGGAAAAGAGGTGGTCGGCGGGTTTATCAGCGATCTTCGCAGCGGCGCATCGGCCGCAGAAGCCTTGAGTAACGCTCTCAATAAAGTTCTCGACAAGATAATCGATATCGGGCTCGAGAGTTTGTTTTCGGGCAGTCTCTTTGGCGGCGGTGGAGGCGGCGGCCTCCTTGGTGGGATGATTATTCCTGGCATCCTGCACAAGGGTGGAGTTGCCGGATCTGATGGCTACGGCCACGGCCGATCTGTTTCTCCTTCTGCGTTTACCGGCGCCAAGCGGTATCACAAGGGCGGCGTCGCAGGCCTTCAGCCGGGCGAAGTTCCGGCCATCCTGCAGCGCGGCGAGGTCGTTCTGCCACGCGGCACGAAAATGGGCGGCCAGCAGGGCGTTGCCGTCCAAGTTGGCGTCACCGTCGATGACGACGGGAAACTGCAGGCTTATGTAAAAAAGACAAGCCAAGAGCAGGTGGCTACGGCTGCCCCGAAAATTCTATCAGCGGCCAATCAGCAAGCGCCTAGCGCAGTTGCTCGTCATCAGCAGCAGAAGGGCGGCGCGGAGTGGCGCTAACGGCCAGTAGGGTGGAAAAATGTCAATCATAACCTTGCCAATCTGCATTCTCCGCCCACAAACCGTATCTGCCAATCTGGTTGCCTACACGCGATCGGGGGGCAGGACGCTTGGCGGCGTCGAGCCGGCAACACGTACCGACCTCGGCTATTGGGCGATCGACTACGGCAATGTCGTCATGCGCAATAAGACGCGCGAAGCTTGGCAGACTTGGCAGGCCATCCGGCAGAAGCTGGGCGGCAAGTCAGGTCTGATTGCGGTTCGTGTGCGATCATCGCTTTCGGCTCCGTATGTTTCCGGAGAATTCGAGCCTGTCATCGATACGGAGCACGGTGACGACACACAGTTTGACGACGACACGCCTTATGTGCAGGGCGCCATTTCCGTTGTTACGGATGGCGTGACGGCAGTTGGGGCAACGTCAATCCGGCTTCGCATCATCAACGCCGATGCCAATCTTGTCGGCGTGCGCTTCAGTTACCAGCATGCGCTCTATGAGACTGGGCCGGTAACGGAAGTCGACGGCGATATCTGGACGGTTCCGATTTCGCCATCTGTGCGCGCGCTAATTCCTGCCGGCTCGGATCTCGAGTTCGACCAGCCGACGTGCCTTTGCCATCTGGTCGAAGACCGCGGCATGGACGTCGATCAGAACGCCGTTTCAAAGCAAGCGGCTCCGTCCGTGAGCTTCGTTGAAGCGGTCGACTACTGGTCGAGTTTGGCCGCGTAACGGCGCGGACGGCAATTCCAAAAATTGAAGTTAGGGCGACATGGCTATCAAGTCACTGCGCATCCTTTGCGATGCCGTTTTGCCGGAAGAGACCATTCGCATCTGGGATGGCTCTGGCGGCACGTTCGTCGATGGCGATGGCAACTTCTATCGTCCGGCGCAGTTCACAGAGGACGCGCTGCAATCGCTTGAGGCGGCAATCAACGGCGAGGCGTTCACGCTGGCGCTTTCTTTGATTGATGTGAGCGGATCGGCCGCAGACGAAATTTGGAATTACGACGAGGAGAGCTCCATTCAGGGCTCTCCATTCATCGTCAAACTTCAGATTTTGGATGAAGAAGATCAGCCAGACGGCGACCCTATCGTCGTTTTTACGGGCGAAATCGACAATCTCGATGTTTCCGACGAGGCTGGGGCCGACGGGATCCGATCGATGGTCAACATCGAGATAACGAACCTCTTCACGCTGCGTACGGTAACGAACGGTGCCGTTCTATCTGACGTCGACCAACGCGCGCGATCGGCGGTATTAAACCCATCGGCAGCAGATGACGAGTTTTGCAAGCGCGTGCCGTTGCTTCGTGACGCGACTATCAAGTGGCCCAATTGGTGACGGCGGACGGTGATGTGGCGGATAGGCTGGCCGCCTTCCTCGCCGACAACAACGCGCGCCCATGGCGACCCGGCAAGGTCGATTGCTGCATTGTTCTGGCGGATTGGGCCATGCGGCTCGGCCACGACGATCCTGCCAGCCACCTGCGCGGCACATACGACAGCGAAGATGGTTTCAAATCCATCATAGCGGCCCACCAGGGCGCTGTGCCTACCGTCCAGCGCTGCGTTGCCAAGATTGGCGGCGTACTCACCACAGGCCCGCATCGCGGCGACATAGGCGTGATCGGCAGCCCATCCAATATCCACCGGCAATTCGGAGCGATTCACGATGGCAAATCGTGGCTTGTTCGTATGCACGGCGGCTTCGGTCAGATGACGGCCAGAACCTTAGCGGCGTGGAGGATTGCATGCCACAGTTGATCGCTGGACCTCTTTTCTCCTTTCTCATTTCATCCACGGCGATAGCGACAACGGTAGCCGGCCCGCTTGCTACGGCGATTGGATATGCGGTTTTTGCCGGCGGCGCTTTTCTCGCGAGCACCCTTCTTGCCCCGGACAAGCCTGAAGTACCGAAGCCGGACGACGGCAGCTACAATCTCAAGCAGAGCGTTCCGTCTCTCGCCTACGTGCTTGGCACGACAAAGAAGGGTGGCGACTACGCATTCCTAGAGGAGAAAAGCGGCACCGCTTACCACATTATTGTGTGGGCAGGCCACCGCATTTCGGGATTCGTTCAGCACTATCTGCACGATGACAAGGTGACGCTTGACGGCGATGGCGATGTGGCCGCCATCGGAGGGAAATATAGCGAAGATGCCGTTAGAATTCTGACGCGCGTAGGGGTGAACGCGAGTTCGGCGTATTCTGACGTCGTTACCAAGTTTCCGACGATTTGGAATAACAACTGCCGTGGCGACGGTCTCGCGTCTGTTCTGATGCGAGTCCGCACTGCCAAATCTGAAGACTATCTCGACGTTTTCCCCAACCAGATGCCGGAGCATTCGGCGGTTGGTAATGGCGCGTTGCTTTATGACCCGCGCAAGGACAGCACACAAGGCGGCTCTGGATCGCATCGCTACGAAAATCCATCGACGTGGGAATTCTCAAAGAACATCGCGCTTATGCGGCTCTGGCACCTTTGCCATCCCGTCGGCGGCAAGATGTCCTATACGAATATGTACCTGCCGGATTGGATCAATGCGGCCACGATCTGCGACCAGAACGTTACCAATCGCTCTGGCGGCACTGAGAAACGCTATAACGGCGGCTTCTGGTTCCGTGCCAGCAATGATCCGATCGAGGTTGGTCGCGTCATGGATGAGGCGGCCGAGATGGTCGTCTACCAGCGCGCAGACGGCAAGATCGGCGTTCACGCAGGCGAATATGTTGCGCCAGATATCACGCTGAATGCTGTGAATACGCACAGCATCCGCGTAGACAAGAACAAACGCCGGTCAGCAACGGTGCTCGGCGTCCGCGGGCGGTACGTCAACACGGCGAAAGACTACATCACCGAGGACGCCGCCATTTATGGCGACCCATACGGCGATGTAGACGACAGCACCGAACGCACGAAGACATTCGAAAACGCGCTAATCCAGAGCCACAATCACTGCCAGCGCAAGCAAAAGCTTGTTTATACGCGAGCCAACGCTCGCAAGGTTTCCATCGTGGCCGATTACACGGCAGACGACGTCCGCAATGTGCCTTACCGCCGCTTCGTGACGGTTCATTATCCCTCTAGGGGGTTGGTGAATGCGACTGTCGAGATCACCTCGAGCGTAAGCATCGATCTGCGCAACATGCGGATTTCGTTCTCTGGTATTCTGGTGGATTCGGATCTTTACGCATTCAATGCGGCTACGGAGGAGGGCGTTCCCGGCGAATCCGTTGAGCCGTTGCCCGACGATGGCGTTCCTGATCCCGTCGACTTTGCGGCGACGATCGAGACGGAAGTGGTTTCAGGCGGCGCAACAGCCGCCTTTATTCTGGCTACGTGGGACTTCGAAGACGACACACTGACTTACGAGTTGGAGTACGACCGTACGTCTGGATCGACAGGCGTTCAGTCGGTGTTCTCGAATGCCGGCGATACGCAGGTGCGCTCTGGCTACCTCGTCGACGGCGAAGAGTACAAGTGCCGGCTGAGGGCTTACGGCGGAGGGTCCAAGTCGGACTGGACCGATTACATCTTCCTGACTGCTACGGCAGATCCGGTTGCGCCGGGTGCCGTCACTTCAGTTTCGGCTACGCCGGGATCTGGACAGGCGACGTTCCAGTGGACGGCGCCGAACAGCGCAAACTACTTCGCCTGCCGCATCTACATCAACACGGTCAACAACTTTGGCACGTCGACGCTTTCGGCGACCGAGTACGGGCCGCCTAGTGCCGTTGACAACCGCACGGTCGTGGGTCTTGCCGCGGGCACGAAATACGCCTGGCTGGTGTCAATCAACCCATCTGGCGTTGAAGGCACGGCGGTAGCGACTGGGTCGTTTGTCGTGACGTAACGCCATCAATAATTGAGTTTTTACAGCCCTGGCCAGTGTCGGGGCTTTTTTCTTTGAGGAAAAGGCATGGTTGAGACCTCTAACACGATCTGGAGAGACTACGTCACTGAGGGCGTGCCGTCTTCTGGATCGCACAAGCCCGTAAAGTCCCAAATCAGGGCGTGGGGTACAGACCTCGAAGAGAGCATGGCCGCTACGCTCGCCGTCGCAAACGCCAATCTCACGTTCGACATCAAGGCCGACGCACAGGCCGCAGAGATTCCTGCGGCGTTTGACGGGGTAACCATTCGCGGATCTGCCACGATCGGTGACGGCCTCGGCGGCGATTACATCGATACGAACAACGGCAGCACCGACACGTTTGCGTCGGCTGGCGCCACGGCGCGTACTTGGTATCGTGTAAAGGATGTCGGTGAGGGGCGTCTGTCTGACGCGCTCAAGGCAAAGGTCAACGGCCCGAATTCGCCAATCACGTACAACGCGACGGGCGACGGCACGACCGACGACAGCACGAACTATGCTCTGGCCGAAGCTGCGAACGACAGCATCTACTTGCCTGTGGGTAAGACCTTTAACCTTGGATCTGATGTGCCGACGAAGCCTGTCTATGGGCCGGGATCGCTGAAGCTTGATGGCCGAGAATATAGCTTCCAGCCAAAAGCGTTCCCTCACCGATCGGCGGTTTACGCCATCCTCAACGAGCCTGCCGACACGTCCTGGCTATATGACTCTACCCCTGTAGGCGGCGGGCATGCCAACGTCATGTTCGGCGTAGGTATGTTTGGAGATGCTGACCTAAACGCGGACGGATCGACAACTGCTGCTAGCAGAACAACCCTCTTCGGCTCCCTTATGCTTGCCGATCCAGTAGTGGTGGATCGGCTTGACGGTTTTGGGCAAGGCGTGTTCCACTGGACGCGGTACGGCGAGCGGAATACTCAGGTAGGATCGCTCGGTCAGCAATGGGGCGGATCTGATCTTACACTCGACCCCGAGGGCACGTTCTACTTCCATAGCATTGTTTACAATCAAGGCGGCACCCAACTCGTCAGTGGCTCGCCTGGTTCATACACGCTAAATGCAGGTTGGGCATCTGACAACGCATTCGGATTGGATGCCACAGTAGGACAGTCCATCGTTGACTGGATGAACACCGACCCTTGGGCCAGCTCGGTGGAGGAATACGGTTACAACGTCGGCATGGGCCGGGATAGCTTCAACGATATCATTAAGGGCCTCAGAAACACCGGTATCGGTTACCGCGCTCTCAGCCTCCTAATGGAAGGCGACGAGAATACGGCAGTTGGCGATAATGCACTCTTCCATATGGTTTTCGGTAACTACAACACTGCCATCGGCAGAGCGGCCGGCTGGAACCATCAGACGGGAGACGCCAACTTCTATGCTGGCTACAATGCAGGACGGTCGCATGGGGACGGTACCGGCTGTCTCTACATTGGGCACCAGGCGGGATATGGTTCAAATATCCATGTAGGTGACTGGGCGGTTCTGATTGGACAGGACGCCGGCATCAAGGCAGATGGAACAACCGAGGCGAACCTCGACAACAAGTTCTATTTGCAGAATCGATACACACGCGACCCATTGCTCAACGGCAATTTTGCCGATCGTAACCTCGGAGTGAATGTTCCGGTCGGCGGAACGATCAAGGGTACGTTCCACGTTTTCACCGGGGCTAGCGGGTCGACAGGCGTCGGCACAGGAGGTGACGATCTTGTCATCGAGAATAACGCCAACGTCGGCCTCACACTGCTTTGCCCGAATACCGATACCGCAACCATTGGCTTTGGTGATGCAGCTTCAAGCTTGCAGGGCTGGGTGCAGTACGTCCATTCGTCCGACACCTTACGTCTTGGCGCTGGTGGCAGCACACGCGTGCAGATCACATCTGCGGGCATGGGCTTTAATGGAGCCGCTCCGATCAGCAAGCCGACAGGTGTCGCCGTGACGGCGGCGGCCATCCACGCGGCGCTAGTGTCTTACGGCTTGATCGCCGCTTAATCAGAAAGGAAACGAAATGAAAAACTTCATCATCAACGAAGAACTAGCCAACGCTGTGTTCAATTACCTTTCGACGCGGCCATATCGTGAGGTCGCTGGACTGATGGCTGGCTTGGGGCAGTTGCAGTCTGCCGAAAAAGAGCCGAATGGGCCGCCGGTCGACGAGGCGAGCTAGTCCTCTCCCCAGATGACTATTAATTCCCCGCGGTGGTCGGCGAGATAAAGGGAATATCGAGCGGCTAGCCGTCCTTAGCACTGTTGGGGTTTCTCGTAATGCACAGCTTTGTTCGTTCGCAGAAGTCGGGGACAGATTCTCCTGGCTTTTGAGTCGCGTCAGGCACCGGCTCTTTTGATCCGGTTTCTTCTGGCTTGGCAGAAGGGTTCTCCGACTTTTTTTCGTGGGGATTGGAAGACTTCCCCGCCTGTGGCTGAAACTGCTTCAGGCTGTAAATACCCTTCGTCATATCTGCGGTGGCAATGTTTTTGAATGTGATCGTGATGGTGTTGCCACGTCTCCCGTCCGCAATATTCTCGTCAGACAACTCGCCACCGATTGTGCCCTGAGCGAGGGGAACGTCGGCAATGTTCAAAGTTCCTTTTTGCGTGCTCTTTGCGCTGGCTGCTATTTCGAATTTGACGGTGACGTCATCTACCATCAATCCAACTTTCTCTGAGTTCTTGTACCGCCCGTTCACCTGGTGAAGCGTATCCGCAACGTCATTGACCGCTTCCCGAAGTGTAATATCGGTCGGTTTAGCTACATCCGGAGGTCGATACGCACAGCCAGCCACGATTGAGCAGATCGCCGTAAATAAAACTGCGGTCGCCTTATGCATCACGTTCCCCCTCAGAGTGTTGATGCAGTATTAATCTCATGAGTTGCGGCGGAGTCGAGTGGCCGTTCTGCAACGCAGGCGATTTCTTCGGTCTGAATTTCAACTGGAGCCCGACCACCAAGGAAACACCCATGAAACTCGTCGCTGACTGGCGCCGGGTGCTTCGCCGTGCGTGGTCGCGAGAGAAAAAGGAAATAACAATGAAGGATTACAGATGCGGCGAAGGCCGCAAGCCTCGGCAGGTTTTGTCGCCTGGAGAACTTGCGACGCTCAAATCCAACAGCGAGGCCATTAGCCGGTTACCAGCTGATGGACTTATTCACGTTGTGCAGTACCCATCTTAGGTCGATGCTCCTGAAAAATGGATGCCAAGGTTTCGGCGCGATAAATTTCATCCTTCCTGACGATCCCTCCCAAACGACGACCACTTGGCCAGCCAAGTCCGCACCACCAGCCGCGAGCTGGATCTGATTCACGGCGGCGTTCTGCTGGCCGGGAGTCTTTTGGTCAAAGTCGTCGTCGAGCGGAACAATGACCATGTCCTGCCCCTGCTTGCGAATGTGGGCAACGTCAAGTTTCGGCATGCGCACCTCCAAATCGTGAACTCGTAGCGGAGCATAAAAACAACCAAGAGTCGATCGTCTCCCGGCTGTTCGCGCGTTCTTTCCAAGGGGATTTTCAATGACAACTGCAAAATTTTACGACGTGCTGCGATCCAGCGCGCTGTTTCCGCGTGGTCTGACGCCGGGCCAAGTCAAAGGCATGGAAGCGCTTCTCGATGCCGCCGCGTCGCTGGCCGTCGACGAGACGGCCTATGTGCTCGCCACCGCCTATCACGAGACTGCGGCGACGATGCAGCCGATTGCCGAATACGGCAAGGGCAGGGGGCACAAGTACGGTGTGCCAGGGCGCAATGGCGGCCAGGTGCCTTACGGTCGCGGCTTCGTGCAGACGACGTGGGATGTGAACTACGAGCGCACCGATCGCGAGCTCGGGCTCGGCGGCCGGTTGATCGCCAACTATGACCTGCTTCTGACCGATTACGAGCTGGCCGCCAAGGCCGCCGTGCTCGGCATGATAGAGGGCTGGTACACGACCAAGAAGCTTGCCGACTACTTCGCAGGCGGCAAGTGCGATTACGTCGGCGCCCGCCGCATCATCAACGGCACGGATAAAGCACAGAAGATCGCAGGGCACGCCGCGTTCTTCGCCAAGGCGCTGGCAGGCGCATCGACATGAAGACCAGTTCTAGGCGTTTCAGCAAGTGGCTGGTCGGCATTAACGTCGCTCTGGCGTGGGGCGCAATCTACCTCGGGATAATCTACCTGCAGGCCAGCGCGGTTGTCGCCAGCGGCTTAGGCTTCATCGGACTGATCGCTGGCGCATACATGGGCGTGGGCCATGCTGATTACCGCGCTTTCATCAAGGCAACCGCGGCAACCGCCTTTGGCTACGCACCATCGGGCACTGCTGGAGGCGGCGACTTCCCTCTCGTAGACACATCCTCTCAAAATCCGGAGGCGCAATGAACTCCACCAAGATTACGAACTACGTCGTCTTCGGTCTTGCGATCCTGTCCTCGCTTGTGGCCGGTCTGCAAGTCTTCGCTTGGACGGCATTTTTCACACAAGAGCAGACGATAGCCATCATGGGCGGCCTTAGTGCCTTGGGCGTGATGATCAAGGGCTGGATGTCGACAGCGGAAGCCATGGCTAGGAGCATAGCTGCGGGAGTGTCCGCCATGCAGGTGGAAAAATGATCAGCTTTCTCGCAAAACTGCTCGGCGTCGACAAGTGGCTTGTCAGCGCCGTCGGCGCACTGGCCTTGGCAGGGCTCGTCTTCTTCGCAGCCAACACAGCCTATGACCGGATTTACAATTCCGGCTATCAGACTGCAGCCGTAAAATTCACCGCACAGATATCCGAGATGAAGCGGCAGGCCATTGAGGCAGCAGCCGCCGAGACCGAGCGCCAGGACGCGGCAAACAATGCAGCCAAGGAGCGCGAAGCCGCTCGAATTGCCGCCGACGCGGCTGTCACTGAACAACTTGAAAAACGAATTGAGGAACTCCAGCGTGAAGCTGATCAAGATCCTGATGCTGGCAAGCCTGTGCTTGGTGCTCCCAGCGTGCGCCGTATCAACAAGATACGATAAACTAGTCGTCGTCCCTCCGCCTCCCGTATTGCGCAAGCCGGATAGCGTGCTCATCGAACGGTGCGTTGGCCCGGTCGACATTGGCGACAAGCCGCTGGCGCAGGCTATGGTGGAACAATACTGGATGAAAGACCGCGAGCGACTTCTGTCATGCGCTCGACGCCACCTGGCGCTCCGAGATTATTATGCCGACCGCGATGCTGGACTGGGCGGCAAGGCGGTGAAGAAATGACGCCAGAAGAAATCATGAAGGCTGTGCTCTTCTTCCTTACGGTCGCCGGCGCTGGATGGGGCATCTGGTGGCGAATCGATAACAAAGTCGCGGAAAGCCGCAAGGAGACTGAGCGTGTCGCCGAGGCGTTAGCCGGCCACAAGCTCTATGTGGCTGAGAATTATGTCTCCAAGCAGGGACTTCGCGAGACGACAGATCAAATCATGGAAGCGATCAGCGGCGTCAAGGCAGCGGTCGACAACATGACATTGCGCGTCGATCGAATCGTTGAGGGGCAGGGCAGGCGGACGACGACGCGGGGGTAGAGCATGGAGAAACTAAACAGAGAATCAGGCAGAATGCCGCACAGGTTCAAGTACCGGGGCGATGACATGAAGCTTGAAATGGATTTGCTTCGCGACCTTCTTCTCTACATTGAGGAGAAGGCGACGCGCGTTCATAGCGATCTCGAAGACATCCAGATCGACGGTTGGCCCGGCGAGGAGGTCGCTTATCATGTTGTCCAGGCTGAAGCAGATGGCCTGATTAAAGCCACCATCACGGAAATTCCTGGCGATGACGATCCAGCCCTTCTCTTTATCGAGTACTCGGTTCACCGACTAACGATGCGGGGCCACGATTTCCTCGGCAATATCAAGGAGCCGAGCAACTGGGAGGCGGTCAAAGATGGGACCAAGAAAGTCGGCGCTATCACAGTGGACGCTGCCGTCGGCATAGCTCAGGCCTACATCAAGGCCAAAATTGCCGCATATACTGGGCTGCCACTGTAGAAGCCCGCTGCACGAACGGCTAGATAGGGCGTTTGAGCGGACGGGGCGTGGCTAATGGCGCAATGCTATTGATAACTTGATTTGTCAATACCAAATTGAGCGTGTACTCAGCATGTGCAGATTACGTCGATTCGAAAGGAGGAAACATGCACGACAGCAGAGTTGTCGCCAATCGATTCCTCGAGTTGGCGCGTAACAAAGGCGATAGCCTTACGCCTATGCAGCTCCTTAAGCTGGTCTATATAGCCCATGGTTGGATGCTCGGCCTTTACGGTCGGCCGCTGATCCGTGACAAGGTCGAGGCCTGGCAATATGGGCCAGTAATTCCAAAGCTCTACAACCATGTGCGCAACTTCCGTAGCCAGCCGGTGGTCGGGCCAATCTCGGCGCCAAATGAATCTCTGGCGCCCCACGAGGGCAGCATCGTCAAGCAGGTGTACGATATCTATGGCTCGATGACCGGCCCAGCGTTGTCGCGTTTGACTCACGCGTCCCGCACCCCATGGGATCTGACGTTCATGCCTGATGAGTATGGCATCGAGATATCGAATGATATCATTGAAGACCATTACCGCCGCCTAGCCGAAAAAACCGGCAGCACACCGGACTAGGATGCATATGGCGGAGGGCGAGCAGGAAGAGTTCAAGCAGATCCCGATTACACCCGGAGTGGAAGCCTCGGCAGACGAGGCTTCCCTCCCGCGCACCGATAGCGGGTTGCGGGAAGCTGAGCTTCTTGGGCGAAACCTTTCTGCGGAAGAAATCAAGCGGCGTTCCGAGCATAATGAACACGAACGAAATGAGAAATTCCGCAATCATTTTGAGGCGATTGCGATCGTTTCGCTTTGGGGTTTCTTTCTACTTTTCACCGGCCTGATCCTTGCCTGGTTCTGGCACTACATTATGCCAGTGCAATGGCACTGGCTGGCGCAAGATCAGCTCTCTAAGGTACAGACCTTGGCTACCGGCGGTATCGTCGCAACCATCGCAGCGGGCCATCTAAAAAAGCGGCTTGGCTAATCGCGTTCCGTCCTAAACACTACACAGCCGCCTCTCCTTAGCCGGGGAGGCGGCTTTTTTGTTTTGTGGCGTCGCGCCATACGACGAAGGGCTACCTCGTCGCCACTAGCGCGTTCACTCGTCAACAAGAGACCTAGGGTACTCGGGAGCGGGCGGCGCGCAAACCTCATCGAGCCTCCCCACGATGGCACCCGGCGAACTCATGCCGGAACTGACGAGGGCGATGGCCTGCATTAGCGCGGCCTGGCCGTGTTCGCTTTTGATATTGACATGATTTCTCTCTGACCAACGGACGACTATGGACGTCACGAGTTCAATCTCATCATCGGTAAAGGAAACTAATTCGAAAAGAGACATAACAGCTCTCCTATTTCAGGCAAGAGCAGATCGTCTCTCAAGCGGCCCGGGGCACCCGGTTGAAATTGTCGGGCCGATAAATAAGCATGCGCTTAAATACGGCATAAGGCAAACGAAGCCATCAAGAATCATGGTTACCGTACGCTAACAGACGATGCGTGATGAGGCGGACCGCACGACCACGTGCAAGGGGGGCTAAAGCACGGTTACAGGAGACTTTGGCCGCGCGATCCATTTGGCCGAAACATCCCAGGCGGTTAAATGTTCCTAGTTGTCCTCTTCATACTCCTCGTCGGCGATTTCATCGTCGAGGACCTGAATGTCCTCGCGAATAATGCTGCTGAGGCTGCCGAGAAGATCAGCCAGTTCGAAATCACGATCCTCGGTAGCTTTTGCAGCTCGCGCTTCGGCCTTGTCGGCGTAAAACTGGCAAATGTGCCGTTTTCCCTTCAGCACTTCTAAACTCGGCATGATAATGGTCCTCTGCGTCGGCGTTGCGCATAGGCATACTCGCTGTGTCGGGAAGAGCAAAGCCCCTTCGTAGGAGGGCACGACACTGTTTACGAACAGCGTCGCAGACGCTCTAAGCTGAGATTACGAAATTGAAGAGAGCGGCGGAACACTTCTTCGACTTTCCCATTAGGTTCTCAGGCTTACCGAGCATTAAGAATGGAGAACCACGATGAAACGAATCTTATTTGCTTCGGCTATGCTGGCCCTGTCGGCAGGCGTTCCCCTTGCCCAGACGAGCACAACGACCGGCACGACAACAACGACGACGACTACGACGACCAAACCAATCACTACCGAAAAGGGAACAGACACTACTACCACTGGCAGCACTACGAACTCGAACTCGGCTAAGGACTGCGCACCTGGCCAACAGACCGGAAGCGCGAAGCAGGCAGCACCTGGGCAGCAGGACACTGACGCCAACACAGCCGCTCCGGGCCAAATGAAGAAGACGACTAAGTGTTAATAGGCCAATATCCGCGGTACAGGGGTTGGCCGGGGTGACGTGGAAATAGCCCCCGGCCTAAATCCGTCAGCGTCCATGCAGCGCTTTGATCTGCTCGTATAGCTCTTCGACCTTTCTCGATGCCTCTCGGCCGGTGGGCGCCCAGCCGTTGTGAGGCAGGATGTTCCGCCTCTGCCAAAGTATGGTACTAATCGCCCATCGCCACTGGCGGGCGCGCGAACTGGTGGTAAGGTCGAGATAGATGCGCCCGAACTGCAAATCGCCATCCACAGAGACAAAGTCTTGGTGGCCTTCGCCGGGCCATGTCTCCCGCCATTTGTATTTCGGCTGATATTCTGGGGATGTGTCCGCCTTTCGCATGCAGCTCATTTCCCGCGCGGCTGGTGGGTTCTCATAATGTTCTCACCTTATTTATTGTCAATCGCGGACTCCCATTGCCCGTAACCGTGCCAGATGTAAGATGCTGGTACCCCGCCGCGATTAGCGGGGTGAGGCCGGGATTATCCGGCCATAACGGAGGAGCACAAGATGTCTCTCCAGGATTTACTTCCCCTCGATGATAGCCAGATCGATATGGTCACCACGGTGGTTCAACAGTGGTGCAAATTTCATTGTGTTCCGATAGAGAGCGGCCGTGGCCGTGTGGCGATGACGACCGCCGTCAGTCTCGCAATCGGCGGCGAGCATTCGCCTCCAGCGCTCGCTGAAGCCCTCGGCCGCGCTATGCGGATCGAGCAGTTCAAGCGGCCGGTGGAATAATAGCTGGAAAACTAGCGCAAATCGTTCGTCGTGTGACGACTGGGCCCGCCATTGAGGAAGGAGACGAGCCCGTCGCATTCTATGCCGCAGCTGATCCAACGCCACGGCACAGATGTCTGATCGCGCGACTTAGCTGGGCGAACGGGGGCGAACGCCATCCATACACAGTGAGATCAGCGGGCAACTGATCAACGGGCGACCTCGTCGCGCGACAAATGGTAAACGATCAAAGCATCAAAATGTTCCAGTTCGCACGCTCGCCGATGCGAATCCTCGCTGTTTGCCCGGTGGATATTTGCGCATTGCGTGATTTAATTGTTGGATGGCAAAGCCTCCGCGTTCCAGGCCTCTTCAGGCCACCGACCAACCATTGCGAACGCGACCGCGCAAGCCGCGCGATCCGGCGCAGCCCAATCTTCCCCTCGATCCGATGCCCGAACGCATAGAGCCATGCCTTGCGTTGCTGAAACAAAGGCCGCCAAAGGGACCGGAATGGGCCTTCGAAATCAAATGGGACGGCTATCGCCTGGCTGTACATATCGAGCCGAAAGGCGTTCGCATTGTCACCAGAGGCGGCCATGACTGGACGGATCGGTTCCCGACGATCGCAAAGGCGGCGAAGAAGCTCGATGTGGCGACGGCGATCCTTGATGGCGAGGCGGTCGTGCTTGACGAGCAAGGCCGGTCGGACTTCGGGCTGCTGCAGCAATCGCTCGGCGACCGTGGCGGCAAGCGCATCTCAACCGAAGCGATCTTCATGGCGTTCGACCTTCTCTATTTCGACGGCCATGATCTGAGGCCGTTGGACTTCACCGCGCGCCGGCATCTCCTGGAGGGGCTGATCAAGGGCAGGGACGATGTCATCCGGCTCTCGGAAGAGATCGAAGCCGACGGAGACCGGTTGTTTTTTGCTGCCTGCGAGCACGGCCTTGAGGGCATCATCGCGAAAGACCGTGAGAGCCCGTATCGCTCCGGCCGGCGTGGCGACTGGCAGAAGATCAAATGCATTCAGAGCGACGGTTTCGCGATCGTCGGCTACGAGCATTCTTTCGTCGCGCGGGGTGGGATCGGCTCACTGTTGCTCGGAGCTCGCCACGGTCGAAAGCTGGTCTATATCGGATCGGTTGGGACCGGCTTCAACGAACGAACGGCGCATGAGCTCCGCGAAGCTCTCGACAAACTGAAGGTTAAGAAGCCACCTGTCGAATATTCTGGCCGGAGAAAATATATCGTTTGGGTGAAGCCGACGCTGGTGGCCGAGGTCGAATATCGCGCCTGGACGCGCGACGGCAAGCTGCGGCAGTCGTCATACAAGGGGTTGAGGGATCCGGATGAGAATGCAGCGGTTTATGAGCTTGAAGGCTAGCGCAACTGAAGATGTTCTTGCGTCCCAGGCCTTCCAAGGCTTGAGGCGTATGTTTTTGTGAGTTGCCGCTTCTCGCGGTCAAACGTGATGTTGCCGATCACGCATGCAAGCGCCACATCGGGGTACTCGTTCCACAGTGTCATGAAATTTCTTCGGCACCAACCCGCTACCGCTCGCTTGAGTGCGCGCGTCTCCCGTGGCCGATGGACGGTGTGGTCGAGTCGAAAGCCCATAACGTTTATGCAGACCCCAAGGATCCTAGCGCCAACGTAGTTGGGCATCGTCTCCATCTTCTGTATCTCAGCCCAGAGCAGACGAGAAAGACGCGATTGAAATAAGGTCCTCGCGTGAGTGGTTTCGTAATCACGCATCAACGCGGACCAGATCGAATTATGTTGGACGTTCCAACTCCGAAACTCGGCTGTCGAAACCGCGCCCGCATTTACGATTAGTTCTTTGGCAATCAAGGCGAGCACGTCAATGAGGTCTTTATGTCTCACGTACGCGCCATCCAATTCAGCTAGGCGCCTTCCGCGAAGCCCAGCGTCGTCGATTAGTTGCAAAGCTTGGGTAATGAAGTCCACGACTTCGCCGACTCTCCGATACTCGATGGACGATCCATAGGCCTCTTCGGCCATTGAATTGACGCGATAAAGATCGTTACATGCGTGCTCGTACGCGCCGCCGATCTGATGGATAGCCGTTCCAACCATCTCCAGCGATCGATGGCGGCGCAAGCTGTCCTTAAGGTACATCAGAACAGCCTTGCTGTAGGTATGCCAACTCTGAACCGACCAGGCCCTCGTATCGAGCCACAATGGATCGATTGGGCTTCCGCCACCTCCGGACAGCGAGTCGATCAGCGCAGAGTTCCCAAACAGGCTAGACGAAACAGGCTTGATGTATCCGATCAAGCCGGATCGGTAGCCATCATCTTCGTGATGAATTGCGGAATCCGTCTCGCGGAACAGCTCTGCCGCCACGTTCTTCGCAAACTGCTCAATGGGGATCCCTACGCGATGATCGTCCATTTCCCGAAAGAACATAGCGGCCACCCAAGGCATTCTGCGAGCGACCAGACGGCACAGCCGTCGGTCTCCCATTAACAGGATCAAATCGTGGGCGATCTCTGCCGTGCTTGTTTTCTCCCTTTTGATGCCACCCCGTCGAGTGTCATAGACCAGCACTCTTTTGCGGGCTCCTTCGATTATCGGCTTAGCAGAGCGCCCCAATTCATATGCGACCGCGGAAAGTTCGGACTCCTCACCGTCGGCAATTACTTGAAAAACTCTCTGAGCAAATCGACTTGCATTCCGCCGGGAAAACTTCGGAGGGCTTATGAATGCGACGTAGGTCCATAATGCGATTAACCCGATGACGACAGCGGCGAAAAACGCCTCAAAGATTGTCTGATTGTTCAGGAACGACGGTATGGGAAGGCTCAATTCAAACCAGAACGGTAAGCCAATTAAACCGATGCCGGTAAGAATGGTGGCAGCAAAGAAGATCGTGTGAATCGGGATGGCTGACACAGCCAAGCGAAATTTATAGCGCTCGTCGGCCATCGTGTATGCCACCGCGAATACAGCGATGGCAGTGAGAAATTCACCGATTCCGAAAAGTGGTTGTGCCGCCGGCGGTTGCGCAGGCTGCATGCAAACGCCAAGTACATGATAGACACAACTCGCCGCAGCGGTCGCCATGGAAGCCGTTCCCAAACCTTCAAAAGTTTCGCTGGGCGCAACAGGATTGTTGCGGTGGTGATTTATTTGTAGCAGTGTGACCTTGGCTGTCGGCGAGATCAGCATTTGCGCTGACCTCGCCCCGAGGAGCCACCTAGCGCGGGAGAGTGCGGTTTGCCTGCAAGCTGATGCCGCATTCCCCGCTGCCAGGATTTACAGGTTAGCCGTTTCGCTGATTCGAAAGCAACTGCGCGGAGGCTTATCCCGGCAATTCTCCTGCTGCCTGCAACGCTTTTGTGTGGACTGCACGCACTTATATCGGGCGTATACGCCTCAGAACTTCCAGTTCCTCCAAGTGTCGGTTCGTTCAATTTCCGCGCGGCCTTCCTCGGTGACGAGCCATTCCCGAAAGCCGCGACGATCTTTTCCGCCTGGTCGGACGACGCCAACCCTTGACAGCGCATTCATCGTTTTCTCGCCGGCCTGCGGAATGGCATCTGTCGTCGGGTATTCTGCATGAGCGATCATGAACCGCAGGACACGTTCTTCGCGGGCATCGAGGTTGTGAAGCGGCCGGTGCTTGTCGCGCTCCGCACTCTTTCTTTTCCAGGTCTCGAATGTGTCATGCTCGCGTGCCGCTGGAGCAGCAGATACCTGTGGTGGGGTCAAGCCGCTGATCTCGTCGAGCTTGGCGTCGATCGCACGCCGATCCCACTTCCGCGTGCCGGCGATTGCCGGCGGCATCTTGTGGCTGGCCACCCACATCGAAAAACATGTCATCGAGATGCCGCAGTAAGCTGCGGCCTCCTTGCGCCCGATGAGGCGAGGGGCGTCCGTCAAGGCTTCGGATCTCCGCACTTGGTTTTGATCTTCTTGTCACGGTCCCTTTTCCACATGCCGAGGTTCTCTTTTCCATCTGGCGCGGCGACAGCAAAGCCGGCGGTGATGCCGAAATAACCATCGTAAAACTTACGCACGAGCGGCACCGGGCGACCGTCGTGAAGCGGGTCAACGCGAGGAAAGCCCTTACGTTCGAGCTGTGGAATAACTGTCTTGATCCACATCGTGGCGCGCTCCTTGCCCACCACGGCGAGGGCTAGTTCGCGGTCGGTCGCGAAGAGTGGCAAGCGATCGAAGGGGCTCATTTCTTCGACCTCGCCAAGCGAGCCTTGCGAAGCATGGCCAAAGCTTGCTCGCCAGTCCGGATTGCAGATTGATCCATCAATCGCTCGCGCTTATCCTCTTTGGTCTCCTCCTTCAACAACAGCGGAATGTCGTCGATCGAAATCAGCATTGATCGGCCGATCTTCTTGGCTATCCCCAGTCTTCGTGCCTTCTCCCAAACAGTGCGGCCCGTCAGGTGGATGCCGGTTGATGCTGTGATGCGCTCTGCAATTTGATGCGGTGTGAGAAGGTTATCGAGAAAATCAGTCATTTTTCGACCCTTCCGCGGGCCGCGATCTTCGCTTCGATCCAAGCCATGACTTCCGACTTTACGAACGCCACCCGCCTATCGCCGAGATCCACCGGCTGCGGGAATCTGCCGCTTGCCCGGTACTTGTTCACCATCGTCCGTGACATGCTCGTCATTTTTGCGGCTTCGTTGAGGGAGACGAGGACGGCGAGATCGTTATCGGGGGGACTCACGTTTTCTTCCTGTGGTTGGCAATTCGATCTTCGATCCAGGCGATGACCTCGGCCTTCACGAATGCCATGCGTTTTCCACCAAGCACCACCGGAACAGGGAACCGCCCGTCCATCCGGTAGCGATCGATTTGAGTTCGGCTGAGACTTGTGAGGCGTGAGACTTCTTTGGCCGCGATGAGGATGACGCTGTCTTCTGACGTGCACCTTTGCGTCATTTCTTCTTCGCCTTGGCCGCCGCGAGCCGAGCTTCATAATGCGCCATAAAGCCGCCACCGCTCTCCGTGGCCCGCTCTACAGCAAGCTCGTGCGCGCGCTTCCTCGTTCCATAGCGCGCCGTCTTTGGTCCTGGATCGTAATAGGTGCGCTGGGTATTGCGCCGAATGAAACTCGCTATCTCGTCTGCGCTGAATGTCAGGTGCTTCCGGACTGTACCGCGGCCAGCGTGCACGAATGCAAGCTCTCCGTGGCGCACAAGGTCATGTATCGTCGATGCGGACACGTTCAGAGTGCGTGCAACCTCAGGCAGCGACAAAAGCCGCGGTACGGTCAGGGCTTCCATGCCAGCCAGAAAGGCAATCTGCACGTCCTCGCGCCGCCAGCCCATCTCGGGATCTAACGGCTGAGCGGAGCGGGCGTAGGCGAGGGCGAGTGAGGCTGCGATTTCGCGGTCCATTGAATACCTGCGCTGGTTGTTAGCGCAGGGAAGCTTGCACAAAAGAATGTAGCGCGCAACTGACTATTTTTTCTAAGTATTTGATTTCTTGACAAATTTGTCAAACGTTCGTGATTTAATTCGAGGCTAGGTCTCGGGTTTGACCTGGGTTTCTGGTAAGGTGTACCGGGCTCCCGGCTACAAATTTGTCAGGACGCAGGCCGTTCCAACGTCGCCCCGACCATCACCTTTAGCTGCTCGACGTCCTGCAGGCCCTGCCGCCAAAGCTCAATAATAATCACTGCCAGTCGGGAAACGCATCTCGAGCTGGCGGCAGAGCGCCCTAGGCCATCGTTGCAGATCGACATGTCTTCGGATGTGAGCGGGACATGTCGGATGCGCTGATGTGAGTCATTGAGCTAACGATCCCGGAGCCGGACGCCCGGCCCGTTGCCGTTTGCATCGATGAAAATGATGCCCTCTGCCTCAAGCGCCGCTTTAACAGCCAGTACGTTGTTCTTTGCTCCCGCCGCCACGCCTTCGCTTCCCTCCATCCTTTTCAGTGTCGGGACCGAGATATTGGCGAATCCAGCTATTTCTGTCTGAGTTTTACCAAGTAGCGCTCGCGCGGCTGATATTTGGCGTCCCGTAATCATTTTGGTTGATCCATTCGTATCATTTTAATCCGAAGGTATTGACGATCGGATCTTTATGATCTAAAGGTATCACATTAACCCGAAAGACTCAACGAGGAGCCGACAAATGACCCTGCATATGCGTACAGAGGAATTCAAGCCGAACAGAACCGCCTTGCCGCGCCGGTTGGTCGGCAGAAGACCGGCTCACCAATCGCGGCCCGCACGGGTCGACCTGGATTACGTGAGCACCGACGGCATCACATTGCTCAACACAGCAGCGGCGCTTGCTGAGCACGCAAAGAACGTAGCAACTCCCCATAAATTTGAGGTCGGCGATCTCGTTGACCTACACATCGCATCACGCGGCCACTTCGACGCCATTGTGCTCGATCGTCACCTTTTGGCGCCTGGCCCCAACGGCGGTCGCGCGGTGACTTTGCTTGTCATCGACGGCGGCCCGCGTATCATGGCCCTCTCAGAAGAACGCCTGGAACTACTTGAGCGCGGCTACTTGGCCAAGTCGGAGGTGGAGCTTTATCTCTAGGCTCAGGCTCGATGCTATGCCTGCTCGTGAAGACGGCGAACGTTTGGAGGCAGCGATGGACACGCGCGCTGGAAGGTATTTCAGGTGGCTTCTGTTCTGGCAGCAGCAAGGGCGCTGCTGTTACTGCGGCGAGCACGTGCTACTGACATACCGACCATACGACGCTGCGCGGCCATATGCAGCCACACTGGAACACCTGCATCGCCGCGCTGATGGCGGCACCGGCCATCCGTCCAACCTGGCCATGGCGTGCAAGCGCTGCAACGATACGCGCGGCGAGCGTGATTGGCTGAGCTATACCTCCTGGCGACGCGACGAGTTTTAGCCCTCTCAAGATCTCAAGATCTCAAGTTACCAATGGCCGGCGCGATCACCACCTGCGCCCACACAAGCAGCGCGCCGGCCGGTAGTCATTTCCTTATCCGGCTGCTACTCCCGGTAGGTTGGCTCCCGCACTAGTCGCGATTAGTGCGACCGCCTTTTTTTTGCGAATACGCCGCATGTCCCTAATCATCTCACACACGGTTATCGCGCACATTTTGAAAAGTTGATCGGCACCAAGTACATCGAGCGTGTCGCGCGGATGCATAAGTGGATTTCGATCCAGCTCCCGCATGCGATCAAGCATTGCGGCAACCTTCGCCGACGGCTTGTCTTGCGCTGATGCATCTTCAATCAGTTTCTTCGCCGCTTGGATGTACATGTTCCAAGATCGTAGTTTTTTTGTCGAAACTCCAAACGATTCGAGATATTCGCCCATCACAATTTCTAAGCCGCGCAACGCATGGAAGCCGCAGGCGGTCGGAAGATCGAACGCAAGGCATTTGCCGGCATTATTAAACTCATCCAAGGCTTCTGATGGAATATCCTGATGGAATTCCCTAGGAATTATATTCTCGCCCTCTGAGACAAGCGCCGCTGTCTTATAGATCGATATCTGACCGACAGAATACACATCGACATCGTGGCATTCGGCCTCGAAAACACTACGGAACGAGTCAATTTTCTTTGTTATCGCTACCCATTGCCAACTAAAGAGCTCTTTGTCGAAAAGTTCAGCAGAAAATTCACCATTTGGGAAGGCGTTTGCGCCAATCCATTCGTTAATCACGCCGACCAACTCTGCAGCCACACGCTTGGACGTGCCAAAGCCATTGTCGTCTTTCGCGAAAGCATCTAATCGACCCACAAGTCCGGCTACCGCAAAGTAGATCGCAGCGGCCTTGTTTGTTTCAGCAGCAAGGGTTCGTTTGGCTTGCTGCAACTGCTCGGCGAGCTCAAAATATTCGAGAAGATTAACACGTTTCAA